CGCGAGCTAGACTCGTCAGCATTTACGGCTGCATCGGCTCAGTTCTTTGCTAACCCAATGTTTATACTACGCCCGATATCTTCATACAGTCTAACCGCCACTCCTACAACGCCATCTATGGCTGGAGTAAATAACAATAGCAAGACATCCTCTCATTTTGTTAATGATCCTACGGCTGTTCATCTTCAGACTTCAGCTACTACGACTGGAGCGATTACTGTTGAGTCTGCGGGTCTGGTTAAGATAGACGTGAACTTTATGCTGGAGGTAACTACATCCAACACAGATGTAATCATAGACATCGTCACAAAGCCAAGCGGTGGATCAGCAAGCACATTACAGTCTATCACACGAAGCAAAGCATCATCGGGCAGTATGGCAATTGGTTTTGCTTTAGTCTACTACGCAGATACAGATGAGGATATCTACTACCAGGTAAGCATGAACGCTTCTGGCGGAGCTGCACTATTGACTGCATCAACATTTATTTTAACTAAATTAGACTAATGACTGAAAAGCAAAAAGAAGCAATCCTAGAGATCCAGGATCTTATCCTGGCTATAAATGCTGTGGTGAAGAAATACGAGATGGAGGATGAGTTTCTTTCTTGCATCGCCATAGGATTCTTAGACATGGAAAGCTCGTATGTAGACGAGGACGGTGACGAACGTGCAAACATGAGTCTGTTGTCTTCTTTCTCTGTGTCTGACGATGAAGAACTCGATGACCTACTGTCTTACTGTGTCGAAGCATATACGGAACAAGTACGTGAAGAGAAGAAATCGGAACAGTCAAGCATAGACTACTGGATCAACTTATCAAAAAGAGATGGGGACGTAAATTAAATCCACCTCTTTACAATTAAATTAAAATGATTAGAAAAATTATCATCGGAAGAGACCCGAAGGATGCCATGGCTTATTATGTAGGCATGCGCGCAGGGGCAGGAAAAGTAAGCGCGATTGTTCAAGACGAGGCGCATTTACACCATCACGGAAAAAAACGGTATCTGATTTATATCGAGAACGAGGAAGGCACAATGCTATGGAAAGCCATTGACGATATGCCGTGTATACTCGAGTACGATTTAAATTTTGATTGATATGAGACCGTTAAAACATTTCATCGTAAGGATAGACAAGAAGTTTAAAGACGAGATAAAGTTGTCCGATGAGACAACTCTTAAGCTCATCACAAAGTTCAACGAGTTTGAACACCGATACAATTACGGACAAATAGTCTCTCCCCCCGTAAGTTACCGTGGCGCAGCTGTCGGCCAGGTACTTTATTTTCACCACCACGTAGTAATGGAGCAAGCCTATGATCTTGGAGAAAACCTATACATGGTTAATTATGACCCCAACGGAGGATATAGCAATCACGCTATCGCAGTCGAAGATGAAGCTGGTGATATTACTATGCTTGGTGACTGGTGTTTCGTTTTACCCCCTGATAAGCCGAAAGAGGAAACAACTTCTTCTGGCATTGTTCTTAAGCTCGCAGAAGAACCTAAACTGGAGGGCGAACTACTCACCCTACCCCAAGATTCAGAATGGATTGGAACGAAGCCTGGTGATCTGGTGGGCTATACGAAAAATTCAGAATATAAAATGGAACTCATAGACGGTACATCAGTGTACCGAATGAGAACATCAGAGCTAGTCTATGTCAAGGAAGAAGAACAGCTTTAATACAGTAGAAGCGTCAACGAGACTGTTGGCATCTATGGAGATCGCAATCAATAACATGATTGATGAAATAAGAAAACCTGTGGATGCAGAACTATCTGGTTCTCAACGCAAGGCAGAACTACAGAGTATAAAACAAACAGCTACAGATGCAAAAGAACTCCTTATTGAATACCAGCGACTCGAACAAATGGTTAGAGAACTTAAGGAAACAGGAGGAATTGAAGAAGAGCAAGACTACTCAGGAGGATTCGCAGAGCGATTCTCAAAGTAAGTGGAGATTTCTCTACTGGGAATAAAATAAAATTAAATGGCAGGACTTAAACAAGTGGATGGGTACGATAACTACGTTATCAACATATGTCCCAACGATACGGGTGGCGAGGTCATACAGGTCGGTGGGCTTGATATTCAGCTCCCAGAAGCGCCACCAGACAAAGAAATCCTCAACTATGGAAGTAAGTTGGATATGCAAATGTGGCAAAGACTTCCTGTGCCAGCAGAACTGCAAAGGATTCGCTCTATGGACGAGTGGTACGAAATGCCATCCGACTTCAAAAAACGTTTTTCTCCATATATCGAGCAGGAGTTTAAGCGCAGGCGTGAAGGTGTTTGGTTCTTTAATAACGGTGAACGCATCTACATTACAGGGCGACACTATATGATGCTACAATGGAGTAAGATGGATATCGGATATGCGTCTTACCTGGAGTTTCAAAGAAGGCTATTCATCCACTTTGCCGCATGTGAGTATGACCCAAGATCTATAGGGCAGATGTACACTAAGTGTAGACGTTCTGGATACACCAATATATCTGCAGCGATACTAGTAGACGAGGGTACTCAGGTGAAAGACAAGCTGTTGGGTATACAGTCTAAAACAGGTAAGGACGCACAGGAGAACATCTTTATGAAAAAGGTGGTTCCTATGTTTAAGTCTTATCCATTTTTCTTCAAGCCTATTCAAGACGGTACTACCAATCCACGTATGGAGCTTGCATTTCGTGAGCCGTCAAAGCGTATTACTAAAAAGAACAAGACCTCAAACAAGGGAGAGGCTCTTAATACTATTATCAACTGGAAGAACACCACGAACAACGCATACGATGGTGAAAAGCTTCACATACTTTATTTAGATGAAAGCGGTAAATGGGAGAAACCTACGGACATTAGAGAAGCATGGCGTATCGAGCGTACCTGTCTTATTGTTGGGCGAAAGATCATCGGGAAGTGCCTTATGGGGTCTACTGTCAACCCTATGGACAAGGGTGGTAACCAGTATAAGGAGCTTTGGAGAGACTCAGACCCAGACGACAGAAACGCCAACGGAAGAACAAAGACTGGCCTTTATAGACTTTTTGTACCAGCCTACGAAGCCCTGGAAGGTTTCTTTGACAAGTATGGAAACCCCATCGTGGAAGATCCCGAGAAACCAATTAAAACGATTGATGGGGATTATGTCGATATTGGCGCGAAGACGTACTTAAAGAATGAGCGTGATGCACTAAAGAACGATGCCCGTGAGCTAAACGAATTTATACGTCAGTTCCCCTTTACCGTTGACGAAGCAATGCGCGACAGCATCGAGGGATCTACATTTAATATTGGAAAGATATACGAGCAGGTCCAGTACAATCAAGAGCTTTATCCAAACCCAGTCGTTAGAGGAAACTTTAGCTGGAAGGATGGTGCAAGTGACACCGAGGTTGTATTCAGCCCAAACCCACAAGGACGCTGGAGAATATCTTGGATGCCTAAGCAAGAGGATAGGAATAAGTACGTAATCAAGTACAACAAGAAGCACCCCGCGAACGACCACATAGGGGTTGGAGGTGTCGATAGCTATGACCTAGACTCCACCACAGATAACAGAGGGTCTAAAGGTGCATGTCACCTGTACAATAAATTTAGCATGGCTGCCCCACCCAATATGTTTGTTGCAGAGTATGCATCAAGACCTCCTTTGGCCCGTATATTCTACGAGGATGTACTTATGGCCGCTGTATTTTACGGCTATCCACTGTTAATCGAGAACAACAAGTACGGCATCGTAAGGCACTTTGAATCAAGGGGTTACGAAGAGTACGTGATGAAGCGTCCAGAGCATTTGAAGACTCCTGGATCAATGAACGTGAAGACCAGGGGGATACCCTCTAACTCTCAAGACGTTATCCAGGCTCACGCACATGCTATAGAAGCTTACATAGAGGAATACGTAGGGATAAACAATGAAACTGGCGAGATGGGTAACATGTATTTTGACCGCACGCTGGAAGACTGGATCGGCTATAAAATAGACAACCGTACTAAGTATGACCTTACGATTAGTTCGGGTCTAGCGCTACTAGCAGCGCAGAAATACAAAGAAGAAAAGAAGTTGTCTGCCTTTGACGACAAGAAATTCTTCCGCAGATACAACAACGAGATAAGACGCTGATTCGCAGTAGTTTAATTTTGTATCTTTGCGAGGAAGTATTCTGCGAAACGCTATGTACAATAATGATAATGACAGAGGAAAGTACGGTAACTTTCCCGATCCCTTTTCACACTATTCTCAAAAGACGAATAAGTCTTATGGTCTAAAATACGCCAAGGCTATTGAAAAGCAGTGGGGTCAGTCTGACGATGAACGAAGTTTATTCAGACGTAGACTTAAAGACTTTGAAACCAACCGCGACTACGCGAATGGTACACAAGATACTTCTATCTATAAACAGATTCTAAATTCTTTAGATCCGAACAACGGGGACGGTACGTTGCTAAACCTTGACTGGTCTCCAGTGCCTATCGTCCCTAAGTTTGTAAAGATCGTAGTAAACAATATTCTATCAAGAAAGCCTTATCCAAACCTCAACGCTATCGACCCACTATCTCAGTCTGAGAAGGATCGTAAACGTGCTGAGAAGATGTTTGAGGTAAAGAACAAGAAGATGATCGAAGCCCT